GGCGACGGGATGGTGTATGTTTCATAATGTGCTCCTTTCTCAATATGTATATTATCTTACAAACTGACTAAAAAGTCAACAACTATTTTCAAATTAAAACGATGCATTAGTAGTCATCCCCGCCATAGTAGCCATAGTCTTCATCAGTTCCCCAACCTGCTGACGCAAGTGCATCGGCATCAGCCTCAGCATCGCTTCTGAACTGGTCAGGCTCGTCAACGCGCTCTTCGACGTAGAAATCCATGCCAGACTCTTCGCCTTTCTTGTTAGCCTCTTCAACAGATTCGAAATAGCCATCGAAATCGTCGTCGATGAATAATGCCCAATAAACTTCGTTGCTCATGATAATTTCCTTTCTCTCAAAAGAGGCTCAACATTGAGCCTCTAGGTACGCATACTCTTCGTAAGGAAGAGGCTCACAGTCATCAGGAAGACCTTTCTTCCACTCGGCAGCAAGAGCTTCAGCTTCTTTCTCTGCCTCATACTGCTCGTTGAGCTGATGGCAAATGTTCGCATACATTTCCTTCATACGCTCAATTGACATTTCATCCCACTCAAGGCGAAGACGGCAACCATACAGCTCTTTGGAAGCATCGCTGATGTTGTTGATCAACGAGTTGCGCTCAAAGTCCTCAACAGTGAAAATACCCATGTCATTCCAATGTGACAAGTCGTCCGTCCACTTTGACATCCAAAGTCCTGGCTCCTGCTCCATCATAAGATCAGCATGGGCATTTAAAGATTCGATGTGCTTCAACAGTTCTGACATAATGTGCTCCTTTCTCAATACAGTTATTATCGGTGATCTCAACTAAAAAAGCAACAATTTTGTCAAAAATAATTAAAAATAGTTTTTGATCAAAAACAAAGACTTATGTGAGCTTACGCCATTTGTCGACATAAATTTTTCTGAAGCCAGCCTTGATTTGGCCTTTTATCAGATACCAATCACCCAATCTGCCGTCCTCAACAATGGGCTTGCCCATCTTGTCATATTTGAAGCGATCAATGGTGCAAATGATTGGTCCAGTGTCATCTTCAAAAGTGACGTTCAGCCACAGGTTGTTGCGATCAACTCTGCGTCCGCCACGCTTGGCTAGGTTGACTGTCTCGTTCATGTCTCGCAAGTTCTTCTCTTTGAGCTTGCCGAAGAACACGAACATTCCTGGATTGTCCCCATCCAGATCGACGATGTCTGTGATCGGAGAAACGATGTTATGGTCTTGTGGATTGGCCTTTATGTGTCCGAATCTGCGCTCGCACTCAAAAATATCGTCGTATGGCGTCTCCCCTTCGTCCAGGAGCTTGTTTTGTCTTGGGGTCAGGGGTTGGCACATCTCCCTGCGGAAAACGATGTCCTCGGCCATTTTAGGACCAATGCCCTTGATTCCGATCAGGCCACCGATCAACTCGCCATCTTGAACAGACCAGTTCTGTGTTGACTTGAACTTGTCATATGGCTTGTAGCTCAAGCCTTCCTTGACAACTTCCCGCAAAAGCCTGATTCCCTGCTCGTCGTCCTTCACATTGCGCAAACATGCAGCTGCAAACTCGAGAGGGAACTTTGCCTTGAGAACACAGCACCAGTAGCTCAACAATCCGTACGCAATCGCATGAGATCTGTTGAATGCCCAAGACCCCATTGTGTTGATGTTATCCCAGATGCGCTGTGCTTGATCTTCTTCAATGCCATTCTCTGCAGCACCAACCTTGAACTTCTCCCAAAAAGTGTCAAAGAACTCTTTTCCGAGAGACTTACTCATGGCCTTCCGTAACGTCGAAACGTCCTCCCAAGAGAGCTTGCCGACATCACGACCGATAGTCATGACCTGCTCTTGATAAACCACAACACCATTGGTCACTTTGGTGATGCCTTCTGTCAAAGGGTGCAAGTACTGAACAGGAGCTGCACCTGTGTGGCGTTTGATGTACTCTGTCGTGCCTCCTGAGTTGAGTGGTCCAGGACGAGCCAACGCAGTGATTGCTGCGATGTCCTCAAACTTGTGCACCTTCATCTGACGGGTCACAGATTGAAGTGCGTAGCCCTCAAACTGAAATATCCCAGCGTATTTCTCATCATTAAGGATAGCAAAAGCCTCTGGGTCTTCCAGTTGGTAGTTGACGATCTGATCCCTCGTCCAACCAACTTGATCCAGGACATCCTGCAGTACTGACAAGGTTCTGAGCCCAAGAGCATCGATTTTGAGCAAATTTAGCGATTCTGCATCTTTCTTGTCTATCTGTGCTGCACCAGTCTGAGAGTTGACAGAACAATACTTGCTGACTGGCTCTTCTGTGACGAGAATCCCTGCCGCATGAACCCCAGAGTGCCGAGCATGATTTTCCATATCTGCGGCAATCTTCATTTGTGGGTACTTTTCAAGAACCTGCCGACCAACATCAAGCTCGTTGAATGTATCAAGGATACAGAATGCTGCACGAGAGTCGCCTGTGCTGCGCTCAATGATTGCTCCTTTCAGATCATTCACTTCCCAAGCAGGGATGCCTAGCTCTTTGGCAACCTCTGCGATAGTGCTCTTGGCTTTGTAGCGAGACACAGTCCCAAGGTGAGCAACCTTCTCTGCTCCGTACTTTTGCCTGAGATATTCGAACACCATTTCTCTGCGGTCGTCCTGAAAGTCGATGTCGATGTCCGGAAGATCCTCACGAGTGATGTCAATGAATCGTTCAAACAGTAGGTCATGCTTGATCGGGTCAATGTCTGTGATGCCTATCAAGTAGCAAACCAAAGAGCCAGCAGATGATCCTCGTGCTGGTCCAACAAGCATGTGCTCTTTTGCGTAGTTGATCATGTCAGCGATTACATAGAAGTAATCCTCAAACTTTTTCTCAGCAATCAGTTGCAGCTCTCTGTCTAGGCGAGCTGAGTATTCTGGATCAGACAGATCAACACCTCTTGGGGGAGCACCTTCTTGACACATCTCACGCAGTGTCTTTTGAGCATCAAAAGAAACCATCTGTGCTGTCGGCAGGTTTGCGTTACACATCTCAGCAACAACATAGGTATTGTCAATGGCCTCTTGTGGTGCCCAAGGCAACGCAGACTTCCACTCCCACTCATTCATTATGTGCATCGGAGCTGTTCGGTCTGTCCTGTTGCGGCCAACCAGAACTTCATATGCTTTCCTGTCTTTCACTGATGGGAAATAGTTGTCACTAGTGGCTACAACTCGTAAACCTTTTTTATTGGCCATCTCCAGTGCTTTTGGTGAACTCATAGGGTTGAGCTCAACAAACATCGTGTCTTTCTTTATCGATGGCAACAGACCCCAATCTGGGTTAGTCCCAGTCAAGATCAGAATATCATCGCTGATATCAAAAAGGTCAGAGTAGCCCAAACGATTGAAGTAGTAAAAGTTGTCATTGCTGGTGCTTTTTGACACGAGCTCGTAGAGCTCTTGCAATCCTGCGTTTGTTCTTGCGATGAATGACATGAAATTTGTAGCTTGCTTTGTCCGCTCTGTTGGCTCTGCGACAACTCCAATCTCGACACCGAGCAGGGGTTTCTTTCCTGCTTTTCTGCATGCACTGCTGAAGGGGACATGACCCCAAGTGCCAGTATCACAAATCCCAATAGCATCGCCTGAAGTCTGAATGACTTTTTGTACTGATCCATATGCTTTCCGGAAAGAGTATTCCGTCCTCACTTTTATATTGAGCATAACAATGTCACTATGATTCCCACGATTGTTCCTACGACTGTCGGATCCATTTTGATAGGTCTCCTTTTAGTATCATTTTGCAATCTTCGACTCTTCTTGTGAAGAGCTCGTCTGGTGTGCTGATCTCTTCCAAACGGTGGAAGGCCACTTCGTTTCGGTACTGGATTTCTTCTAGCATTGCCTTGCATGCTTTGTACTTTTCCTCAAACAAATGAGCTTTTGTCTTTTGCTTGTGTACTTCTTTTTCAAGCCTTAAGACATATGTCCGTTCATTTTGTACCACTTCACCACCTCTGCCATAGCCAAGACATCCTGCACTGCTCTGTGTGCGTTCTTGTGCTCTTGGCCTGTAACTTCTTGGTAAATCTCTCCAAGTTTTCGTTTCTTTCCCCATACCCTTTCTCCAATTTCGACTGTGCACACGTGCTCTGGTGGCCACGGGAACATCAGCAGTTTATCTATCCTCTCAAGGTCGAACTTAAGAATCTTTCTGTCAAATGGCAGATTATGAGCAACCAGCGTTTTCTCTCCAAGAAAGAACTCGCACAAATTGTTGTAGTGCGCTACAAATGGGTGCTCGCCAGCAAGCATCGAATCATTGATCCCTGTGATCTTTACGATCTGTGGGTCAAGGTCGTGCCCAGGATTGCAAAAGAACTCAATCCGATCAATCTCGTTCATGTCGTCATCATATTTGATCGCGCCAAATTCTATGATGCTTGGTTGAATGTCTAGGTCTGATCCCTCAGCCTTCGGCAACCCTGTTGTTTCAGTATCAAACAGAATCATGTGTGTCCAAAGCCTCCAACATGAATGCGTAAACACCAAGATCATGAATTGAATCCTGATGCTTGTTTTCCCACTGATTCGCATAACGAACCAACTTATGAACGATCATATTCAGCAACCCAAGGCGATTGAAGTCTTCAGCATCATAGACTGTTATCCCATTTGGGAAAAGAGCCATCATGACTTGCCCATACTTCAAATATGAGTCGCCATATTCCTTTCGCTTTTCCTTGAGTGTATCAAGAGCCTGAGCCATGCACTCGTCTGGCGATTTCTTGTTCTGCATCTGCGTATCCTTTTTCGTAGGCTTGTTCCCTGACCCTTTCATAGCCCTGTCCATAGCCATCAACAAATTCTCCAACCTCTGCTCGTAGTCCGGTTGGCAGGTCAAACAGTCGTCCGATTTTTTGCTCTTTGAACTCGATGTCATAACCGACAATCCTCAACATATCAAAAATCTCCTGGAGCAACTTGAAGGCATGTCAGCCCAAGACCACGCCACATGTCAACGCAAATGTTGCGATCCTCGAGAACAAACCAGACCTTGTCCTCATCAATCCATTTTTCAAAAAGCTCTTGCTTGATTTTGGCATCACTCCTCATGTCGCCATCCTCTCGCATCAGCAAAACATCAAACCTGATGTCGTTGTCCATGAGCCACTTGATAGTCATCTCTCGATTATCATCACTACGAGCAGTCAAAACCACGACAGCTGTATCTCTCGGCAAACACGACAATATATCAACGATTGGCTGAATTGGCTTGTCGTCTTTTCCTGCACGATTGAACTCGTGATATTTGCGCTCTTTCCAGAGCTTTACCCTGTGGCCGTAATCTCCAAGCGTACCATCTAGGTCAGCAATGACTATGCGGCTATAAGATTTGAGAACCATGACGGCACACCTCCATTTTTCCACTTTGCGAACCTAGCTTTCTCGCCACAGTAGTATTGCCTGTATGCGATGACAGTGTCGCTGTGTTTATACTCGTCCGGCATACATTGAGCAGGTGGTGTCAAGAATAAGCCCTCAGTGTTAACAGGGGTGTAAGACAAAGAGTCCACAAACTTGTCACAAGCATGAATCTTGCCGTAGCGGAGCTTGTACTCTGTCAGCAACGCGACAAAAAGCTCGTAGGCATACATGTAGTTGCTCTTTGATTCCCTGACCCAGACAGCACAAGGGTGATTCTTGAATGCAGCTTTGTACAAGCCTTCAAGGTCTGCATAATCGTCGCCATCGAGAACACGATGTGCAGTGCAGAGGAGCTGTGCTGTTTCCAGTATCATCTTGACAACGTGCTTGTCGCAATGATAACGTGCAGCAGTCACTGGGTCTTCAGATAAATAAAATATGTTCATACTATGATCCTTTCTCAAGCCTTTATTTTACCCTTTCCTAACTCAATAGGAAAGGGATAAATTTCAACCAAACAAACATTTCTTCAGCCTTTGTAGGAAAGAAAGAACATGAAGGTTCTTCGGCTCTTTCTCTCGGTCAATGGCATCAAGATCAAATTTCTTATCAGGCTCTTTGGCCTTTAAATCCCGTTTTAACTGATAAAGAATGTATTGAATTTGATTTCTGGTCAATCTCTTGATTTCTGTTATCTCAGTTACTGTGAAGCCTGAATTTTTCAGCTCTATGACTTCTGATACTAACTTATCACTGTACTTTGACATATTCATCTCCTATGGGTTCAGTGCTTTAGCCATTGATGGTGCAGCCCACTCTGTTGGGGTCAGGAATGGCTCTGCCCAAGGATGGACTGATACCACTTCATCAACCATGAGTTTGAACACCTCTTGGTATTCTCCCTGTGCCCTTGGTGACAGGCGAGACTTCGCCATCTCACTCAATGTGCGCAGATTGAATTTTGCTACAATGTTCGTGTGAATGTTCGTTGGCAGAACTCCACGAGCATCTTCTGCTGGGACATGTTGCCTCAGCTCCTGATAAAAGCTATTGATTGCTGTCATGCATTGATCGTACAGAGCTTTTGCCTCTGGATTGTCATCAATCTTTGGCGGTGTGTAGTAATCAAAACCAGACATGTCAACAGTCCGCTGAGACTGTTGGGCATATGATCCTGCACGAGTCCTTACAAACTGGTGAGTGAATGCACGAGTCACATCACGGATGTTGAAGGTGTAATCAATGAACTCCCAAGAGGATCTGATTGTCTTCAACATGTAATCTAGCTCGTCCTGCTTTTTATCCCAAGGCCATTCAGCAATCTTGCTGTAGGCATTGTCGTCGTCCATCAGACGAGTGTTCTTGGTAAACAACAACAGATTGACAGCGTCATCTGTAAACGATATTAGCTCAACTTTCATTATCTGCTCCTTTCTGAACATGTAGCATCCGAGAGTAGTTTGATCTTGTCCGGATGAATTTTTCAACGTGCTGAATATCTTCAACAACGTCATCTAGCAACAACTGCCTCCATGTAGCAAATCTGCCGACAGAGTAGATGTTGTATTTCGATGTGGCCTCGAAGATGAACTCTTTGCGGAGCTCTTCATCGATTGGCCGGATCTTGCCATAGTATTGATGCGACTCTTTCAGATCAACGAGTCTTTTTGGCTTGATGCCAAAGTGCTCTCGCAGAGCTTCAGAGATGTGCGGACCAATGTTGGCTTGAGGCTTCCTGATGAACTCAGATATCACCACATTCCCAATGATTGATATACGATAGACATCAGACGTTGGGTCTGGGTAATAAATCGTCTGATACACATCACAGTCTGGCTCATCGATCGTAGCTTTCAAAGTCCATATCTGTTGAGACGGGAACTCTGGTATATCTTGCCAACCCAATATCTTCATTAACACAGGCATCGGTATGGTGCTGACGATCGCTGGTATGTCTGAACTCCAAGTCTCGGAAGTCAACTGCTCAATGCGATCCATATCAAGAGCAGAGCCATAAGTTATGTCACAGTTCCCTGCCATCTGGCTGATCACATCAAGTGGTGCGATGTATCGCTCAACAGGATCAAGGTTATTGATTGATCTGTTCAAGATTGCATCCGTCACCTTTTGTGAATACAGATTGCTCAGCATCAGGTTAGGCTGTGTATGTAATTTGCCGTCATACCATATTGCTTTCTGAACACGAACTTTCTTGAATGGGATCGCACATGCTGTCCCAACCTTGTCTGTCCGGAACCGAAGCAGTGCGCTGTGATTGTTCGGCAACTCTTCTTGCGCTTCCCAGACATGAGGTCTGAGGGAACGTAGCATGTTCCCTGCTAGCAGACCTGCAAGCCCAGCACCATATATTGCTATCATTCTACCACCACATGACCTTTGTCAAGATCCCAAGACAGGTCTTGGCGACGACCACCAGCCTGAATGTAGGCACCATAGGTGATTGTCTTGTCCTGAGACTCCATAATGATCTGCATGGACTTGTAGCCATGAGTGTCTTTACGACGAGGATTCTCTGCAACGATCGCAGTGATCTTGGTGTTGTCAGACCATTTGGCCTTGCGACCACGAGTCTCCTCACGATCTGTTGACTCTAAGAACGCAACGTCCTTTTCTGTTAGTGGCTGAATGCCAAGAGGTGTCATTCCATCCAATGGCGGAACTTGAGGTGTCTTCACAGGCTTTTCTCCTTCAACCTCGATAGTCTGCATTGCTTTCCACAGACGAACGACAGCAGTGTCAGTATCGGCCATGCGCTTCACAGTTTTACGAGTGATGTTGTTGTACATGTTGACGATGCGTTTGCTTGTCAACTTCTTTGGGTGTAACAGAGGGATCAGATCCTCCTGCCGCTTGATGACAAAGACCATGTTGGCTTTGTCAAGATGCTTTGCTGCGTCATCCCACTTGTGGAATGCTCCCTTGATCGCTTCATTAGGGATGTCGATTACGAAGTGTGTCATTACTGTGCTCCTTTCTTACCAGTCAGAAAACGATATGTGTTCACCAATTGAACAGCATCGTCCATAATCTTTTGCTTTGCTGCCTCTTTCTCCTTGCGGATCTCGTCCATTGCAAGGATGAGGCTAACCCCATGCTTCACGAAAGCCTTGTTGGGGACAAATGTGTCAACCCAAGTACGTTGGTTCCAAGGCATTCTTGGGTCGTTCTCTAAATTTGTCATTTCACTCTCCTTTCTCAATACAGTTATTATCTTACAAACTGACTAAATAGTCAACAATTATTTTGCCAGATTTTTGCCGTTTTGCCACATGTCCCATGCATCACAGAAGCCTGCAAAGCCATACTCATCAGCATTGTCCATTGAAGACGATGCATAAACTTTTCCAGCTAGGCCATGAGTTTTGATAGCGTCTGCAACGTCATCAGCATTTTTCAAAACCAGATCCTTGCCACCTTCAGTTGATGCGATGATGGCTCCGTCTTGTGCACTCAAAAAGTCAATTGCGTATTTCATTTACTAGCTCCTTTCTCAATACAGTTATTATCGTTGTTTCTGGTACAAAAAGCAACACTTTTTTGACAATTTTTTCATCTTTTTTCAACAATGAAATCAAACACTTACAAGTTGTAATATCGTAAACCACGAGGTCTGACCAAAAACAAGTTCTTTCTTGCACGTGTCAGAGCCACATACCAGACCCTGTTTTCTTCGTCTGAATGGCTGTTCTCCCAACTCAACCTGCCCATGTCTGTCAGCAGGACGACATTGTCTGCCTCACCACCTTTGGACTGGTGGATTGTACTTATGTTGATTCTTGGCTTGTCGCTGAACTTCTCCCCATTGCGCATGCAGGCTCTGAGATATTCACGCTCATCAGCAGGGATGCCACGCAACATCTGCATCCAATCAAATGATCTGGCCTCGTCTGGTAACCCCAAGTCTGTGACATAATATTGATCCTTCACAGGGAGCTTGATGTTCGCATTCAGATAGCCAATCATGTTCTTGGCCTCGTGTTTGCTGATTGGGTTTCCTTTGCGCAACTTTTCCCATGCCATGATCGCTCTTGTTTCTTCAGTGTCCAAAGAGCTAGAGCCATACATGCTGTAAGCATAGCCTTGTTGCCGGACTGCCTTTTTGAATCTGTTGAGCAAATACTTGCTACGGCTGAGCAGCATCCAAGAACCACCATGACTGAAATCAATCTCTTGCTCATCTGCCACGTAATCAACCATTCCTTTGTCAGTCCTTGGTCGCCATGGCTTCATGTAGCGATGCTTGATGCGACTGACAACTTCTCCGGCAATCTTGTGCACTGAGCTCGGTATCCGATAGCTCTGAGGAAGAACCATGCGGTCGCCTTTCAGGTTAAGAAACTTTGTCACATCAGCACCAGCCCAACCAAAGATCGCTTGATCGTCGTCTCCGGCTATGTAGACCTCTTTAGCGTCCTGTGACAACTCAATCGCCATCTTGAACTGAAGCGAACTCAAATCTTGAGCCTCGTCAAAGATGCAAATGTCAACAGGAAGTGCTCCTGAGTAATCAGCAAGCATGTCAGTGAAGTCTAGCAGGCCATTGTCTCTTTTGTAGAGCATGAGTGCACTACTATATTGTCTAGCTGCATGGAGCGTAAGATCTGGGATATTGACAAGATCGTACTGCTGTTCAACTGTGCGCAGTCCGACTCTGGCCAGAGAATCCATCCGACTGCATTTGTCCCCGAGGCCATCGCCAGTATGAACACCAAGATCTTCATCATAGATTCCTTTGAACTCAACTCCGAGTGCTTTGCCTAGTTTGCGGTAGTGACTGTTCGTCATCACCTCATTGCGTTGTAGCCCAAGCTCTTTGAAAGCCAGAGAGTGAAGTGTACGAAAGTAAGGAAAGCGACTGCTGTCAAAACCGAACTGTACCATGGCTCTTTCTTGAGCTTCATTTGCAGCCTTGCGAGTAAATGCAAGATACGCGATGCGCTCTGGTGGCACACCACGATTCAATGCATCCTCAACGATCCGCAAAAGGGTAGTTGTTTTCCCTGTCCCTGGAGGACCAAGAATGATCTGAACTCTGCGTAACACTTTCTTTCCTTTCTAACAATACACCACCACAACTGTCGCATTTGACCACGAACAGCTTTTCTGGATCTTTGTCTGCGTCACGGATCATCAACCGCAAGACCTGACCTTTTGTTGCTTGACCGCACAACTCGCAGTCAATGTAATCTTCATAATGATTTTCCATCAAAAGTTCTCCACAACATTGCTAGGAACTTCGAGATCATCATCTTCGTAAAACTGAGGAGCAGGAACCGACCAGACCTTGACTGGCTTTCCTTTGATCCGGATTGAATGACGATCGCCACCAGCTTCGCGCAACCAAGACCAGATCTGATGTTGGCTGTGATAGCGATAACGTCTTGCCTCCAAGAAGATGAACAAATCCTCTGAGCGGAAGTATACTCTGCCTTCATCTTTATCGTGCCATGGTTTTGCGTTCATGATCTCATCACGATGGCGAGCTTGCACCTTGCCTGTCAGGAAACTGTCAAGTATCTTCTCAAACTGGCCTTGTGGCGAGGCATCATCTGGGTCAATGATTATCTCTACTGTGTTCAGCAATTCATTGATGCGTTGTTCCCACCGCTGTGCTGGCATCTTGGTTGGGCACTTGTTCAGCTTTTCAATGCATATCTTTTGCAGTGCACTCTGATCCAGGAGTTGCTGAGTTGTCACCTCAATGCGCTCACCTTGAATCTCGATGTACCAACGCACACTGCTTCTGTTCTCTGTTTCATACTTTGTGATAGCGTCAATCTCAATGGCTTGTCCGCCACCAACACCTCCCACTCCAAAATCACGCTTGGTGCATTTGCTTTTCTCACAGTAGTTGCAGATTGGTGCTTGCTTGCAGGTGTAGGCATAATCTTTCTTGCTGACTGACTTGATCAAGCCTTGCACCTCGCCTGATGGCAATGGCTCTGGCAGATGCTCATAGTTGAATCGCATCAGATCTTCTTGCCAGTCGTCAGGATTCTTCTTGCGATAGTACACCCCAACATTGAACAGCGAGATGTTCCTGCCACCTTCTGGGAAGCCCATTGTCATGATGTGTTGGAGACAAGGTGGGCCATCCTCAAACATATCTGTCAGCTCTGGCTCAAACTCTTCTAGCTCGTCGTAGCTGACTCTCTTCTTTTCAGCAACATCCAGGAACTGCTCTAATGTCAGCTTCTTGCCGTTATGAATGGCATAGCGTTCTGTGCTTTCTGCATTCCAGTAGGCAAGGTTGATCCAGTTGCCTCTGTCTAGTTCATTGGCTCGGCTGATTTGTTTGGGGAAGATCTCAACTCCACCATAGCCCAATGTCGCTGCAAACTCGTTCAGCTTGGCGACCATATCAACTGCGGCAATGGCAGGTTTGCAAAATAGGTACAGGTGAGCACCGCCAGACTTACTGCGGCACATGACCAATGGTGTCTTTCTTATTTTCTTTTCTAGCGAATCTAGCGACTCATTGAGTTTAACATCACCTCGGATGTCAATGTCAATGACGCCAAAGTTACAGCTGTTGTCATCACGCAACATGATGATGCCTAGGATGTACTCGCCACCATCTAGGTGTTCTTGGTAGTGTTGTTTTGTTGCACCCTCGCTGACTGTTAGGGCGCGACCAGACATCTTTCCGTCTGCTTCTCTTTGTTGTACTCTGTATTCACCGTGAGCTTTCGAGTATCCCCTAAACAGCTCCATGAATCTGTCTGTTGTTGTCATAATTTTCTCACCAAAAAAAAGAGGGGGAGGCGAACCTCCCCCAGCACTCACATTACATCATCCTGACTGTCAGGTTGTACCTTAACTTCACCTGCTGATACTTGCTGTCGGAAGTCACGAGCAGACAAGTAAATAGCTTGGCCGTTAGGCAGGTTGCCCATGATGCCGCCAGAAGCTCCGTCGAACTCCATAGTGACACCCCAACCAAACCAAGATCCTGCATCATTCTCTTCTGGCACAGTGGTGAGTCTGTACGCTGTGTAGAACATAGCAGGGTTGATGGTTGTGTCTTCAGTCGGATGCTGAATCTGAAGGCTGTTGATCATTGAGTTCCAACGACGTGCCTTCTTCATTTGTGATTTGCTCATGCTCAAGATAGCTGGGGCATAACTGCCGTCTGCTTCAATTACATAAACAAAATACTCCGCTGTTGGTACGATCTCATTGCCGTCTGCAGTGAAGTATTCCCCACGATCTCCTCGTGTGCATGACGCCAAACAAGTGGTGTCTGCTCCATGGTCGCCAGCAAGGCCACCACGATTTGCTTTCCACTCAATGTGCGCACGTCTGTAGCTGACAGGGACGACCAATATTCCGTCTTCACCATCATACACTTTGTTGGTCACTGTGTTCAGGACCATCCCTACTTCAGCTCCCTCGACGTATGCACCGTCACGCTTGTTGACTTGTGGACTCATAGACTGCAGGATCTGCAATCGTGGAATCATCAAGTCATCTTGCGTCATTTGCTCTTGTCCTGCACCGACATCGGCTAACAGGATGCTTGGGTCAATTGCCACTACGTTAGTGGACTTTTTTTCTGCGACATTAGTTGCCATGGTTACTTTCCTCTTTTGATGATAGCTTTGCGACCAGAGTAAACTCTAAACAGTTCATGAGGGATGTTCTTGCCCATAGACAATTGCTCCTTAATGAAACTGGTTAGTGTTCCTGGATGAACGCCAATGGCTCGTTTGTAAACAAGCCCACGATCAACGATAGACTTACAAAATTCGTTAGCCCTCTCGTCTTCGTCTTTTCCAAACCGAACTTCAACATTGCTCTTGATGATGTCGCCTGCACCGTTCTCACGGAGCCAAGCCAAACATTGCTCCTGTCGGAGCTTCATCTCGAGTTTATCTTCCTCAGTCTTGCAGCGATCAATCGCTGTTTGACTTGGGACGCTAGCTGAAATCACATCCTGCACTTCGACTTTGTTTCCATTGTCGAGAGTGAAATCTTGGATGCGCAGGTTTTGCATCAAATCAGGCAAGCCCTGTTCTGCCAACCGTGTCAGTTCCTGCTTCATTTGCTTCAACGACTCTTCGGTCGAGGCGATTGCCTCTTCCAACGCTTGCATAGCAAGAGCCATATCTGCGACAGCACCTAGGTCTTCGGATGCAGGTGCCACATCCTCAAGCAGATTGATACTCATCAGTTGTTACCTTTCTAAGTTCGAGAGCTACAGGCATGTACCAGCCTTTACGCCTATCCCTTTCACCCTCTTCCATATTGCGCTCCCAACGTAGGACGCGCACCACTGGTGACGATTCTCCGGCAATCATGCAAGCAATCATGACGGCAATGGGGTCACCACCTCCAGGCCAGAGCAAATAATCGTCTGGTCCAAAGTCTTTCATAATCCGACGTGCTTTTGCTATCGATGGTCCAGGAAGAAACTGTGGCCTATCGTTTTGCTCAAACACTACTTCCAGAGCACCGTAACGAGCAGCATCAGTTAGGTCAGGAACCCAACCAAACTTATTCTTTACAGGTCTCTGCACTACATAAACTTTTGGCATCGCTATGCTCCCTTGAAATCCCAGTTCTTTTCAGTAGCAATAGCTCTTGCAGTCGCATGGTCTGGGAACAGCAACAACTGGTTACCTGTGCCCCAGTGATGACTATAAACCACACCACCCTTGACGTTCTTTTCGAATATCAGCATATTTTTCATACATTCTCCTTTCTCAGCGTTTTGTTAGTATCCCTCGTCTTGGCTCTGAAGGCAACAAAAATTTTGCGAAACCAGTCTTTCCCAAGTAAATCAACAGCGAGCCCAGAGATCCAGCGAAACCAGTGTCGAGTTGTTTCCATACCCGTCCTTGGGATTTTGAAGTTTATCTTATAAAGGGGATTTTGGAAAATTTTTTACAAAAATAAAAATGTGTATTGGTGGTTTCGTGGTTTCGTTTGGCCGATTTTGATAATCAGATCATGGACTTACGGACGTTTCCAAGGTATTTTTTGACTGGAGTGCGAAACCAAAGTTTGGGAGCTTCTGACTAAAAAGTGAAAAAAGTTGTTGCTTTTTATAATCAGATCAACGATACTAAGTGGACTGAGAAAGGAGATGCATATGAACACAGTAACCCGCTATAAAGTGATCCGTGACCTCGGATTCGATATTCAAGAAAAGTACTTTGACTCTGTTGAACGTGCTTGTGCTGAATCTGACTTCATGAAGAAGTTGCACCACACAGTGTCGGTTGACGTTGTTGAAGAACAGGTTGAGGCTAACTTCTTCACTGAGCATGGCTACAGCGATGCCTATGCTTATGAAGTGATTCGTGTTGTTTCGGATCAGACCATTGAGGTTCGTCGCATGAAGGCTGAGTTCGATTTCAGCGATTGTGAGTTCCATGTTGGAGGCTTTTCTGCTCACTGTTCAAATCCATCAGCACAGAAGGTGACTATCACCTCTGATGAGAACTACCCAGTTGAGCGCATCCGTCGCACCAAGCGTGGTTGGATGAGTGGCCATCGTCGGTTCAGCATTACTGAAAAGCCACACGCATACCATGATGTTAATTTTTGAGGAGTGGGGCTCATGCCCCTCTCTACTTTAGAAAGGAGAATGAAATGTTTGAAGTAAAAGTGTACAACACCCCGAATCTTCAGCGAGAGGCTTATGTGACCAAAGATGGTGAGCGCATCAGCCCAATCTTGCCGAACAAAGGTGTTGCTGAGAAGTGGTTGGAAAACTATAAAAATGATATTGAAAATAGCGAAACAGGCAGGGATGGTCAAAGATGAGGATTTTGTCCTCAAGATGGAGGCCATTGGTGGCAGAGGAATAACCTGCAATCTTGAAGAGCTGGGTCGCTTTGCTCAGCTCGTCGGGAAAATTGCTCGTGAAGATGAACGAAAAAAGATGTCAAAAAAGTGAAAATAATTGTTGCTTTTTTTAGTCAGTTCAACGATAATAACTGTATTGAGAAAGGAGAACACGACATGACAGTTTCAAACAAGCTCTTAGTTATTAAATCAGTTAAGCCATTCCCAGAGTCTTACGATTTGGTTCTTGTGCGCGACAACGAGATATTCGATGTCACAAGTCAAGAATCTAAAAGCGTAGATCGTGCAGTGTCTGAGGCTCGTCTTTATATGCCTCATTACACTTGGGAAGCGTGGGTTAAGCAAGGCAATGATTGGGTGTTGGCGTAAGCCGCACCCTTTTGAGAAAGGAGAACACTATGAAAGTAAGAGTTGAGTTTAACAAAGTCTTCACTGACGGTATACTGAAAGGTATCACAGTTCGTGACAAGTTGACCTGTGTTAACATGGATGA